ACTGGCATATTAGTCAACAAATATCTCGGACCAATAGAACAAACAGGCAGTACTGATCCAACCAAGCCCAATTACACCACACAAAGTGAACTGAACATTCAAGATCTGCTGTGGATTGAAAATAGAGATCGAAAGTATGATCAAGATGTTTACAAAATGCGTGGCATCTATCAACGCGGTGATCAAGACTTTGATCTGAGCCAATTTGGTTTGTTTTTACAAACAGGTACAATCTTTATGGTGTTCCATTTACGTGACATGGTGGACACCATTGGGCGTAAGCTAATGTCTGGCGATGTATTGGAACTGGAACACTTAAAAGATTATGATGCACTAAATGAAGATGTGCCCGCGGCACTGAAACGTTATTATGTTGTAGGCGATACCAGTTTTGCCAGTGAAGGATTTGGCCCAAGTTGGTGGCCGCATCTATGGCGTGTCAAACTCAACCCATTAGTGGACAGTCAAGAATACAAAGACATCTTGGACAAGATCAAAGCTGGACCTAATACCAACACTCCAGTGGGTCAAATTCTCAGTACCTACAATACAATGTTAAACATCAATCAGGCTGTTATTGCTCAAGCCGAACTAGATGTTCCAAAGTCAGGATACGATACCAGCAAGTTCTACACCATGCCAACCAATGAAGATGGCACAAGGCCATCAGGTGATCCAGTAACTATAGACAGCAACATCATTACAGCAGACAACACTGCACCCAGTGCTGACACTGGTGTTGGAAGTCCAATAAGCAAAATAGAAGGATACCTGACAGGAGATGGCATTGCTCCCAACGGATTGGTCACCGGATCTGGTATTGCTTTCCCGGATAATCCTGGACAGGGAGACTATTTCTTGCGTTTAGATTACTTGCCCAATAGATTATTCCGCTTCTCAGGCAGTCGTTGGGCCAAGATTGAAGACAGTGTACGCACCAACTTGACCCCAGGGGCCACAGATAATAAGACACAACGTGCAGGATATGTAAATAACACTAATACATACACAGATGCAGAAGGTCATACTCACAATGAGTTGCAACCACTGAGTCGGATACTAACACCCAAGGCAGATAATTAATGGCAGTACAATTTGTTTACGACGGCCAGCTTCGTCGATTTGTGACACAATTCATTCGCATGGTGTCAAACTTTCAAGTTGAATTTGGCAAGGACACTGATGGCAATCGCACACTGCAAACTGTGCCTGTTTATTACGGAGATGTAAGCAGACAAGCGGCCATGATATTGCGTAACAACAGTGAAAATAGTTTGAATACTGTACCTGCCATGGCCGCATACATAAGTGCATTGTCCTATGACCGAGAACGTGTACAAAATCCCTATCATGAAAGCATCATGCGTGTACGCGAACGCACTTACGATGCAGGATCAGAAACTTACCAACAATCTCAAGATGGCATTTATACCGTTGAACGACTAATGCCCGCTCCGTACAAATTGACCATGAAATTGGACATATGGACCAGTAACACTGAACAGAAACATCAGTTAATTGAACAAATTACACCTTTGTTCAATCCTGGATTGGAAATACAAAGCACAGACAATTACATTGATTGGAGCAGTCTCAGTGTGGTGTTGCTAACTGACATTGCCTACAGCAGTAGAACAGTGCCTTCAGGATCAGATGAAAGCATTGACATTGCCACATTGACCTTTGAATTGCCAATTTGGATCACCTTACCAGCCAAGGTCAAGAAGATGGGAGTTGTTGCTCAAATCATTGCCAGCGTGTACGATGCAACTGGCGATGTAAGCCCAGACTTCCTAACTACGGCCCAAGGACTCATGTTCCAACAACGATTTACTCCCATGAACTACAAAACTGTATTGCTGGGCAATAAATTAATATTGTACAAAGAATCAGCCAGTCAAAGCGGCAACAATGTCTATGGTACCAAAATAAAATGGCGTGATTTGGTAAACTTATATGGTCCATTGACCAATGGCATTAGTCAAGTTAGACTGACTTTTGAATACCCCGATGGTCAACATGAGATTGTTGGCACGGTTGCATATGACCCAACTGATGATGCACAACTACTGTTTACGCCATTTAACGCCACCTTGCCAGCAAATACATTGACTGCGGTAACAGCAATTATTGATCCATACAATGTCACTGTGGACAGTAACATATTATCCCCTGCCACTGGCACAAGATATTTGATATTGAATCCAATTGGCGATGTAAATTCCATGCCTGCAGCGGCTTGGGCAGGCACAAGTGGCACAAATCTAGTGGCCAATGCCAATGACATCATTGAATGGAACGGCAGTTATTGGACTGTTAGTTTTGACAGTGCTCAATCAGGAATACAGTATGTGTCCAATTTAACAACCACGGTGCAATATCGTTGGACTGGTCAGGAGTGGACCAAAAGCTACGAAGGATTGTATTCAGAAGGATCGTGGAGTCTGGTGCTGTAATGGAAGTTGATCACACCGAAGGCGTTGGTGCATTGATTTACGCCAAGACCACTAACCGTTACTTATTTTTATTGCGTAACAAGAGCAAACATGCAGGGTCATGGGGAATAGTTGGCGGAAAAATTGAATCCGGCGAAACTGTAATACGGGGATTGGTAAGAGAAATACGAGAAGAAATTTGTGTTGACTACACTAACAAAAAATTTATTCCATTAGAAACATTCACTGCAGACAATCATAAATTTGTCTACTATACATTCCTTGTCACCGTGGACGAAGAATTTGTGCCAAAACTAAACGATGAACATCGAGGATACTGTTGGGTTGAATTGAATGATTATCCAAAGCCAATGCATCCTGGACTTTGGAGAAGTTTTAATTTTGATATTGTTAAAAAGAAGATTCGTACGTTGGAATCTATTTTAAATTAAGATATATTGACAAAAATATTAATGGTGTGATATCCGCCAGCACATTCATCTATTGCTCTACCAATAATTGTACCAGGGGCCTGTGGGTCATTTAAAAAATCATACAGTGTGGTAACACTTTGTGGACATCCACTAGGGCCAATGACCAACACATCGCCTTTGCTGATTGGCCCAACCACTTCACATGTTACTCGCCCAATGACGGCAACTGTTACCACGTTTGTTCCACTTAATGAATTGTTTAATACTAAATCGGATCTATCAGTGACTACTCCGCACATGTTGGTAGAATTACCACCTGCCCGAGTGACCTCATTGTCTCCGCCAAAGGCCAGCACTGTTCCCACACCATATGCTTGATCTGCCAAAAATTTACTTGCTATATTCATGTGTTTGCTTATATATCAGCTTCTAACACAAAGCCTCTAAAATCAACTTGTCTTAAGTTTGGTAACTTGGCCAAATCCTCATGCATCCAGTAGTTCTGCGTGGGCATGACACGTACAAAATCCACATCTGGATATGTTTTTATCACCATGGTTAGTGTATTGGCCCAAAATTTTCCGTTGTCTTGTTGTTGTGTACTAGGTGCATACCCTGCAGTATCTTTGTAAACATTATTGACAGGCCCCATTCCGTGATCACTATCGTATCCCAACAAGAACACTCGTGTGTGCCCGTCAAAGCAGGCCAAATATGCGGCAGTTGCACCAGCATCAAATGCTGGATTTTGCGGAGTTAAGTAAAATTTACCGGGGTATTCTATAATATGTTGAGCATTGGTGTAGACAATATGATCGTTTACATATGTGGAATTGGCCAATTCTGCAATTATGTCAGTGCCAGTTGCAACCAAAAAGTCTGGTGTAAAATCTCTATATAGTGCATTACATCCATAACTTTGTAATTTATCCACAGCCAACACACCGCCTTGATGTCTGGCAATATGTGTCAAATCAAATCCCACACGACTTTCCCCGTTGCCAATGGCAATAGCCTGTCCAGTGGTGTGAGTGTTGGTAATTTGATTTTGGACTGCTTCTGTTTCGGGCATCCATTGATTATTTTCCAGTGTCAAACTGGTCACAATTGACTCTCCCGAGTAAGAACTTCTATATATCTGTCGTAATTTTTGCATTAGAATCTCCCGACAACAATTTCTATTGTGTCTATGCTATCAGTATTTATAGATTCCAGCGATTTACCCAGTACACATCCTGGTCTAAATTGACTGTTGTCTATTGCTTGGGCCACTCCGGGAATGGTGCTTGTGACCAAAACTGTGCCTTTGTTAACTGGGCCCAGCACACGACAGGGCACACGCCCAGTTAGTCCAAGAGCAACTACATTAGCACCTTGCAAACCACCATTCATTAGGTGAGCTGGGTCTGTAGAAACAACCCCTGCTGCTCTTTCATCGTGGTCAGTTGTTGTGGTAGTTACTTCGTACTCGCCGCCAAATACCAGCACAGTTCCGGGCTCGTATTGTGCGTCTGCTTGATAGTTTTCTGCCAAGTCAGCATATTTGGCCTGTGTTGATACCCCATAAAAGGTGCCCCACCAGCTGGTTGTTGTTCCGAGATTTTGTGATACGTTGGCAGTTGGCACTACCCAACCTGATGTGAACACGTTACCACTAATACCTGCACCTCCAACTACCACCAACGCACCTGTTGTGGCACTGGTACTTGCTGTGCCTGATGCAGCAACTACGTTACCACTGGCGATTAATGTACTGCTTGTGGTTGCTGTACTAAACGTACCAACACCATTGAAACTGGTTGCCGTTAACGCACCTGTACTGGGATTATGTGTTAGCGTACTGGCTGTAAATCCTGCACCATTGCCTGTTGTTTTATCAAGCATTTGTGGGTAAAATGTGGCATTAGTTGTAGTGGCTGTAAAACTATCATACAAACTAACGTTGGCTGTTGTGACTGTACCGTTGACGTTTGATCCTGCT